CTGCGAGATCGCCCACCGAGCCAGCGACAGGCTGCGAGCCCTCGAGGTAGGAGTTGGAGATTGTGTACGACGGGTTCGTGGTGGACACTGCGCCAGAGTCGGCTTTGACGACGACGGTGGTGCTGGTGCCGACCAGCGGGAAGATGGTTGCTTCGGTCTTGGTTGCCGCGAAGTCCTGGTTGAGGTTCACGGTGACGGAGTTTGCCTGGAGGCCGCCGGTGTAGACGTGGCCGCCGGAGCCCATCGCTGTGGACTCAACTGCGTCGATCTTGTAGTCGAGGGTGACACTGGTGACGTAGGCCGACAGGTCCACGCTGTTGATTGTCACACTCGCGTTCTTGAGGACGAAAATCGCCATTGTTACTCAGTTTCCTTCTTGTTGTTGTTGGTGGTTGAGAGGTGGCCGCCTTCGATGAGGGCCTCGATGTTTGCGCCTTCGAGATCCTCGTCTGTGACGGTGTCGCCAGCGTTCTTGCCGGCGAAGTTGTCGCTCAAGACTTTGTAGGTTGCCATGTGTTCCTCAGTTGCTCGCGGGCCAATGGACCGTGACTGTGATGCAGGGAAGTTCCTGCCCTCCTACAGCATAACTCCCCGCGCGGGCCGAGGTTGCTGGTACGGCGTCAATGACGACATCTGCCAGATCGTTGAGTTTGGTGAGCGCGTCGATGTTGCCAGGTGGTGGGGCCATGCAAACAACGGGGAACTCGAGCAGGAGCTGTGCACCGTTGATGCTTGACACTTCAATGTTGGACGGGTCGATAAGGACGACGCCTGGGCGGACTTTGCGGGGGTCAATGACGGCGGTCAGCCCGGCATTGATGAGTTGTGTTTGCAGTGCCGTGAGGGCGTTGTTGAGGCGTCCCATTATGCGACCGCGTGAGCGCCAATCTCGAGCAGCTGTTTGATGATGGGTGACATGCCAACAACGGGGGCTTGTCCCATCTCCACATAGGACGCAAAGGCGTCTGTGCTGCCTTTAGAGCGGTACAGGCTGCCGGCGTACATGATGGTGCCAAGTTTGACGTCGGCGCTCGGAACCGTTGTAAGGGAGTCCTGGAGTTTGTTCGATTCCTGTCGGCGTCGCCAGCAAAACTGGTTGCTGGCTGCGGCGCACTGGTCAAGGAACGTGGAATCAGAGGCGTACACGACGCCGACCCAATCCGCGACGTCCTGTCCGGTGATCCATGTACAGGTTGGGGTGTAGGTGACGGTGCCGGATGCAGCAACCAGGTGAACGTTGTTCCCTGTGCAGGCGTACAGGATTTGGTTGGGCATCGGGTTTGCGCCGTTGAACAGCAGTTCGCCCTGGTCGTCAACCCCGATGAACTCGTATTCGGGAAGTTCGCGGACAACAAAGGTTCCGTTGAACGGTGCGCCTACGCTGCCCACGGTGATGGTGGACCCGATGTTTCCATCGAATGGCACCAGCACCGTGAGAACGGCGTAGTTGTCCAACAGGAACTTGTTGGTGACTGTGTAAACCGCCATTGGCGGCCTCCCTTATGCCTGGGTGATCTTGCGGATCATCGTCGCGTTCGCCTTGAAGGTGGCGAAGTAGCCGAAGATCGAGATCAGGCGGGACAGCGTCGACGGCTGCTCGACGGAGAGCATGCCGCGCATCTGCTCGTACACCTCGAAGGCGGTGTTGTGCAGGATGATCATCGACTTGGCTGCGAGCTTCGACGAGACGACGAGCTCGAGGCCGAGCGGGTTGACGCCTGCCCAGGTGCCGAGGTTTGCGTTGCCGAGGCCGTTGAAGCCCTGGAGGCCGGTGCCGCCGGTGTAGGCAAACAGCGGGCGGTTGCTGGAGTCGACGAGCTGGCCGATCTGGGCCCACACGTCCGGGCTGACCATGATGTGAGTCGGCATGCGGTTCGTGGTGGTCGAGATGTCGACGGCTGCGTCGTACAGCGACTTCATGAAGTCGGTGACCGTGAGGTCCCAGACGCCCGATGACGTGGCTGCGGCAAGCAGGTTTGTCGCGGCAACGCCTTCGGTGGCAAGCAGGTACTCGCCGGCGAGGTCGTTGATGACGGTGGTGAGGCCGTTCGGGTCGGTGAAGTCGATGGACTGGTACGAGATGTCCAGCGAGCCGCCGAGCGTCAGCTTCGTGACGGTGTTTGCGGCGACGTTCATCGACTGGGTGCCGACTGCTGCGAGCTCGTTTGCCTGCTGCGTGACGGTGGAGTGCTGCGAGATCGTCGGGCGCACGAACGAGTTGCCGCCGGGGTTCGGCATGGCGCGCGGTCCGAGCGCGTTCACGATCGGGCGGATGAAGGCCAGTTCCTGGTAGACGGGTCCAAGCACCGGAACGCTCAAGAGGCCCGGCAGGTTGGTGGCGATGGTCTCGTCACCGGCAGCAGCCTCGATGGGCGACTGATTCTCGCGCTTCCAGTCGAGGATCTGGCGCTCGACGCCAGCCTTGACTTCGCCACCGATGTGGAACGCAGCCAGGTACTCGGCAGCGGACGGAAGACGCGAAGCCTTCGGTGCCGATGCAAACAGCGGGGTGGGGATGATCGTTTCCGGCTTTGCAGCGGCTTCGGTCACGGGGGCTTCGGTTTCCACGGTTTCAGTCTCCTCGACTACTTGTTCTGTGGGTTCTTCTGTTTCGTCGGGATCTGATTCCGCGCTAGCGGTCACACTGCTGATGGTAGCACCATCAAACGCCGGTGTGGGAACAAGTGACAGCTCGTTCCATTTGGCGGCCTTGACGTGCATGACGCCGTCCTTCATCGTCCACTTGGTCGGGGTGATGCCGACGCTGACGGAGTCCAGGACGCCTTCGGATGCAAGCACCATTGCGTCGTTGCCAAGGCTGGAACGCGCCACACGGGCGGTAAACGTCATGCCGGAGCCGTCAGCGGCCTCGACGCGCTTGGTGACGGTGCCGATGGCCTGCTCGGGCTGGTGGTTCATGAACAGCTTTGGGTTCTTGCCTTCGGTCGGCAGCGCCCCGGCCTCGATGACGACACGCCGGCCGTCTGACACCTGAGCCTCAACGCCGTACGGGACGGCGATGCCGGTGATGGTGCGTGACTCCGAATCTCCCTCGGCGGCCTCGATCTGGATGCCGCCGGTGGCAATCATGTTGAGTGGCTTCATTGTGCTGATGTGTCCATTGCTTCCTGGGCCAGATCGGCTGGCGTGTCTTGCTGTGACTTTACAGTATCTGACTCAATCTCTTCGACGATGTCCGACAGGTAGGCGTCGATGTCAAACTCGACGCAGGTGCCGTTTGGCAGGTTGTTGTTCATGCTGAGTGTTTGCGCAATGCAGTCCATGTACAGGCGAGCCGCAAACAGGTACAAATCTTCGCGGGACTGTTTGCCGGACGTGTACTGGTACGAGCCGATGTCAATGCCGGCAAGGTACGGCGGGATGTTCGTGATGCGGGTCATCTCGAGCGCCTGAAAATTGGCGGCTTCCATCAGCATCATGTTTGCGGGGTTGGCGCTGGTTTCTTTGTATTCAAGATCCTGTGACAAACCAGCGGTTTGGTTGTTTTCACGGGCCGCGTTGAACGCCGCCACGAGGTCCTGCATTTCCTGTTGGGTGAGCGGTTCGCCGCCCACGACGCGCAGAACGCCAGCAGGGATGGTGCTGGTGGCGTTGCGGAACCGGGCGCGCTCAAGGCGGAGCGCGGTCTGGACGGCTTGTTCGGACTGGTAAATGATGCCCTGGATGGGGCTGATGAACTGGATCAGGTTCTCGGGGTCGATGCGGCCGCCCTGGAAATACGGTTCCTGCGACGGGGCGAAAAACACCGGGCCTGCCTGGTCGCGGAAACTGACCATTGACGCGGGGAGGCGCTGGTACGAGTTCGGGAAACCGTCAGCGGTTCTCGAGTTGATGAACCAGATGGCTTTTCCGTAGAAGAACAGGTCGTCCAGCGTCCAGCTCATCAGCGTGGAGTACGGGATGGTCGGGTCTGGGGCTTTCAGCCAGGTGCGCGGGGCCAAGTACTGCTTGACCATTTCGCCTTCCTGCTCGTCCCACACGTCCTTGTACATGCGGAGCGGGGTTGCGCCAATGACGCTGGCAATCAGGTCGCGGGCGCGGGCTATGGTCGGCACCGACATGGCGTTATTGCGGAGGACGCCTTCTGAGTAGCTGTAGAAGTTGCCGACTGACCCGGCACCGAGGTTTCCTGCACCGTCTGTGTAAATCGTCGGGCCTGACGCGGCCGCTACCGGCGGGGCGGGCTCGGTGGCAATCATTGCCTTTGTTTGCTGTCTGCCGAAAAGTGCCATTTCAGTCCTCGAGTAGTGGCACGACGAGATCCCGACGATGCCGTCGTGCCTGACGAAATCTTAGCCCGATACCACGAGCATGGGTTTGCTTCGTGTCATGGGGCGGGAAACCTCGGCAATGGCCCACACGGCGCACCGCGCCAGCTCAATAGGACCGGGTGATTTCTGGGATGACAGCACCGCACCCTGAGCGGTCTTGACCATCGTGGCGCGCGTCATGTGTTCATGCAATGCCGTAGATCCGTCATGCAGGACACGGCCCT